CGACGCAATCGCCGTTGTAGATTGCCCACTTGTCAGTGACGGTCTGGTCGATACAGTTCATGCAGATGCCCTCATAAATGCGGGCAATTTCACCGCCCGCGTTGCGTTGTATTCATTCGTGGATCGAACCGATCCGAGCACGGATTCACGGATCGCCGCTCCGGTTTCTGCTGCAAGCGATTCCGACATGGCCTTTGCGTCTGCCTCTTTGCGTTTGAGGTTCGCGATGATCGCGCCCTCGAGCTGGCTGGCGAAGATGTGAACGTCAACCGGACGATGCTGCCCGAATCGCCAGCACCGCCGCACGGCCTGGTAGTACGCCTCGAAAGAGTCCGTCACGCCGACGAATGCCATGCGGGCGCAATGCTGCCAGTTCAAGCCAAATCCGCAGATCGACGGCTTGCTGATCAAAACGCGCACGCGGCCGTGCGCAAAGTCGGACAGGGCGCGCTCCTTGTGATCTATCGTGTCGCTGCCGCGAATCTCGACCGCATCCGGTATTGCCTTTCGTAACGCTTCGGATTCGGCATTCAGATCGCACCAGACTACCCACGGCTGCACGTCACTGTTCACCATCTGCGCGCAGTCGGCGACGCGATGTTCCAGGCTTGCCTTACGTGCCGCGCGCCGCTCCGACAGCGTGCTGGCCTCTAGCGCAAACAGCTTGCCCTCATCGGCTTCGGCGTCCGTCCGGCTCAAGTGCTCCGACACGTTCAACGGCGGCAAGATGTAGGCCGATCCGTCGAAGCCGAGATCGGACGGAGAGCGGACCAGTGCGCCCCACGACGATACCCATCGCCAAAACTGGTGCCTCGCGTGGCCTTTCAGCCGCCAGACTTGCGTCTCGCCGCCGTCATGCACGAAATACTCGCTCAGCATCTCGGCTTGCGAGCACACGCCGAGAAACTCCGCATGCGTGCCCAGTTCAGTCCAGTCGTTAGGGGCGGGCGTCGCGGTGGCGCACAGCTTGTATGGCGTGTTCCGAAACGCCGCGAGCAGCGTTGCCAGCGTCTTCGTATCGTGATGCTTGATGCAGCTCGATTCGTCTAGCACCACCGCGCCGAATTCGTCCGGGTCGAATCGGTGCAGGCGCTCATAGTTGGTGATCGTCAGGCCGGGGCCGGCATCCTTCCCGTCGCGGGCATGCACCACGCGCACGCCGAGCGCAGCGCCTTCCTCGGCAGTCTGCTCGGCAACGGCCAGCGGCGCGAGAATCAGCACCTTGCAGCCCGTGGCGCGATGGATGGCATCAGCCCAAGCCAGTTGTATGCGCGTCTTGCCGAGCCCGGTGTCGGCGAATACTGCCGCCCGTCCGCGCCGGATCGCCCATCGAGCCAGCGCGTCCTGGTGCGGGAACAGCGGGCCGAGCAGTTCCGATGGCGGATCAATGCCCGCGGGCGGAATGGCGGCCAGCTTGCGCGAGACAAAGGATGCGTAGCTCATCACGTCGACCTCGGCGGTGGTCCAGGGGCGGCGGGTGCTCATTGCTCGAACCTCACGCCCGGCACGCGACCCTTGACGATCAGGTGCACGGCGAGCGCCGCGGCGTGCTCGTCGACACCGTGCTCGACCATGGCGCGGGCCGCGGTGCGCAGGCGCTGCTTGCGGTAGGCCAGCTGGTCGGGGCCGGTGTAGCGCAGGTCGGGGCGCAGCGGCGGCTGCGGTGGCGGCGTGGCGGGGTTGCGCAGTGGGGGTTCGCCGCCGCGGCGAGCCTTCGCGGCGGCGTATCCCGCGCGACCTGCCTCCTGGCGCGCAGCGCGGGATATCGCGCGATCGCGGCGCAGCCCGAGCTTCGTGCCCGCGCCTTCAGTGCCGGAAGCGTGCGGCCGAGCAGGAAGCCGAGCGACACCAGGGGCATACGCGGGAAGTGCTCGGTGAGCAGCGCGTCGAGCTCCGGCGTCCAGGTGGCGATGTCGCGGCGGCGGCTCATGCGCCAGCCCTCAGCGTGCTTCCCCGCTATGCTCGGTCATTTCCTCGCCGAGGATGCGGTGAATGGTGTCAAGGTGCGCACGGGCGACCTCCGGGCACGGCGGCTGCCGGCGTTCGGGCTCCTGGTAGCGCCGGCGGATGCGTTCGGCGTTCGCGCGTGCTCGTGCTTCCAGCGTCGCCAGATCAGCGGGGGCGAACATCTCTTCCTGCTGCGGCATGGTCGTCTCCTCGGCAGTCGGTCGGGTCGGTCTGCAGCGTCCACGGTCCCGGCTCGGCGATGGCGCACCAGATCTCGTCGGTGGTCAGCCCGATGCCCACCAGCCGGGTGATGTCGGCGTCGCTCATGGCGCGGCCTGCTGGCGGTCGCGCAGCAGCCGCTGGAGGTCGTTCCAGCGCATGGCGGTGGCGTCCACGCGGTCGCTCGGTTCAGCAGGGCGGCACACGGGGCAGGGCGTGAAGTAGTTGTTCCGGTCGATCGCCGCGTTGCCGGTGCCGTCGCAGCCGCGGCAGAAAGTCCTGTAGCGCAGCGTGACGTCGGGCAGGCCGTACACCGATGCGGTGCCCAGCTGCTCGTAGCGCTGGCGCAGCAGGTCTTGCAGTTCGGCGTGGGCTGTCTCGGCAGTGGTCAACTGTTCGTTGACAACTGAGGGTGCGGCGTGAACTGGTAAGGAATCCTTACCAGTTGCCAGCGCGGCCTCGCCCATCAACGCCATGTAGTTCGCCCCGTCCAGGTAATGGTCGGCATCGGGCTTGCCGCTCTGCATGCGCACGAGCTTGAGGCAGACCATGAACAGCCAGCCTTGGCGCTCGGTCAGGCGGATGCCGGTGAGGGCGGCGAAGACGCGCACGATGGCGGGCATGGATCGCTCGCCGGCGGGGTTGTCGCGGTCGACACCGCGCTGCACGAGCGTGTCGAGGCCGGCGCGGAGGATGGCGTCGGCTTTCACGCAGCACCTCCCCGCATCGCCCGGCTATGCGCCTGGTAGCGCGCCACGGCCTCGCTGATCGTGCGGCCGTAGTAGGTTACCCCGTCGGCGACGATGCGCCACACGGGGCCGCGGCGCGTGCTGGTTCGTATGCAGCGCATCAGTCCTCCCATTCGATCTGGCGGTTTATCCACGCGTCGAGGGCGTCCTCGCGCGAGAGGTGCAGGCGCGAGCTGCGCGCCCGGTCGGGCGTGCACAGCCGGTAGCCCATCAGCTCGCCGCCGGCGTCCAGCTCGTTAACCAGGTCGAGGTCGAACGTGCGGCCCGCGGCTACCTCGGCGGCAAACTCGAGGGACATCGTCGAAGCGGTCATTGCAGCGTCTCCAGCAGGTCTACCAGGGCGGGCCCGACCATCAGCAGCCCGAGGGCCATGCCGAAGCAGAACCGCTGCAAGTTCGTCAGCGGCGCCGGGGCGCGCTCTTCGAGCGGGCCGCCCGGAATCCCGGCCTCGTCCTGCGACTTGTGGCAGGTGGGCCAGTGGCGGGAGTTGTTCCAGGTGGGCCGCGGCCTCATGCCGTGATGCTGTTCGGTGGGCATGCTCCGGGGCTTTCCGGCGGTGTTCTGCGTTTCCATGACGGCCTCCGTTCGGGTGCGTGAACGGCAGTAAATACGCATTTACGCCAACCGTCAAGACAAATTGACACGAAAGCCGTAAATTCGCCGCCAGATGATCTGGATCAAACCGACCGAGGGGGTAGTGCGTGTGTGACCGGCTGGAGTTGTTGAAAAGGCTGGCCGCCGTGCCAGCAGCCGAGCGCGCCGATCTTATGCGGGCGATGCGAGATCTGGTGCGTCAGCGGCAGGCGCTGGGCGCAGGAGCTTCATCGCCGCAAGATAGTGCGACGCCTCCTCGGCGCTGAGCGAGGCCACGAACTCGTAAAGCTCCCGATTTTGTGGGGGGATCTTGAACAGTGGGGTGATCATGTCGCCCTCGCCGTACAGCGCCCAGAAAGGGTTTATACCGTGGCGCTCCAGGAGCGGGCGCAGGCTTTCGATGCTGGGCTTCGAGCCCTTCAACCACTGGTGTACATGCTGTCGCTGGACGCCGCACGCCCGCGCGAACTCCGCGGGCTTCATCCCGAGGTGGGTCATCACGAGGCGCAACCGCTCAGGCAGCGTGTACCTGGTCTTCATGTGGAGAGCGTAATTGACGGAATGCAAATAGCACTTTGCGCTTAGCGTAAATTGTGATTGACTGCGCGCCATGATGACGCTCGCTGATGTTCTTCCTTACTTCGATGGCTCCAAGGCTGCACTGGCCCGGGCGCTCGGGGTCACGCGTCAGGCCATCAACGGTTGGCCGCTTGATGAGCCGATTCCCGAGATGCGGGAGCTGCAACTGCGCTACCAAATCCTGCCGGCCCTGAAGGGCGAGGCAGGGAGTTCGGATGCGGCTTGAACTTCGAGGGATACCCGTCATGTACGCCGACCCGTCACACATAAGAGACCACGTCATCAAGGTGCGCCTTAACGACGCCGAACTGGGCCTGCTCGAAGCGCTCACGCGGTTCAACCAGGCGCAGCTCGCCGCGTTCGCCCGCGACCTGATCCTCGCCCAACTCCAAGCCGAAGAAGAAAGGAGTGCCTATGACCACGGACGGGATAACCGTGCACCTGACCGCCGCGGAAGTGGAGGGGCTTAAGCGGGTCTTCCCAGACCTGTCTCCGTCGGACGCGGCGCTCACCGCGCTGCGGGCCGAGCTTCGGCGCCGGTATCAGCGTGCGCGGAAGTCTGGCCGCGTAGTAGACCTGCAGGCCCTGAAAAGGGCTATCGAGTCGACATAGGCCGCGCTACCGATTCACAAGGGGAACACAATGAGAACGCGAAACGCGCCACCGTCCACCGACCGCCGCCGCCAGCTCGAGGCGGATCTCGATGCCTTTCGCCGCCGCGGCGGCGAGGTGAAATCATGCAGCCCGGGTGAGCGCGTCGGCACCCGCGGCGACCG